ACTAATCGCGTACTCGTATTCAACGATACGCCCGCCAAACACGACGACATCTTGAAGATGACCGTCAACCAGCTTCAGGACGAACGAACTCGTCTCATTACTGTCACCGAAGTCTTCGATGCCAAGGGCGACAAGCTCTCATCTGAAGACGCTCAGGCTTACTCAGACGCTGTGGATCGCATTGAAGCGGTTCAGAACGCACTGAGCAAGACTCCTGCCGGTCTCGCTGAGCGTAAGGCTGCACTGCTCGCCACGTCTCGTATCGCCAATGCGACAAGTGGGCTGACCTTTGACTTCTCCAAGAGTGTACACACTCGTCCAGCATGGGAAGACGACAAGGACAAGTTCGGCTTCAAGAACCAGCAGGAATACCTGGGTGCTGTTGTCAACGCCTACAAGTCTCGCAATCCAGAAGCAATCGACCCACGGTTGAAAGCTGCTGTGATGGACGCAGTAGGCTCTGACGAATTCAGCAAGGCCAACTGGGAAGCAGCAGGTATCACTGTACCTCGTGGCTTCATCAACACGGTCATGCAGCTTGAGCCAGAAGCTGACCAGCTTACGAGCAAGATGACTCGCATCCCAATGACCGCTCCAACGGTCGACATTCCTGCCCGAGTTGACAAAGACCACAGCACTTCCGTGACTGGTGGATTCGCTGTCTACCGTGGTAAGGAAACTGCTGCTCCGACGCTCAGCAAGAACGCCATGGAGATGATCACACTGAAGGCACATGAACTGAACGGTGCTGCTGCAGCAACCAATCAGTTGATGGCTGACAGTCCTCTCTCTATCGCTGCTCTGATTGATCAGGGACTGCGTCAGGAAGCTCGCTCTTACCGCATCAACGAACTGTTGAACGGTAACGGCATCGGTCGACCTCTGGGTATGTTGCACTCCAGCAACGATGCATTGCTGACTGTTCTCCGTGAAAGCGGCCAGTCAACATCTGTTATCGTCAACGGTACCAACATCCTGAAGATGCGTCAGCGAGTCTGGGGTTACGAGAATGCAGTGTGGCTGTGCTCTCTGGACCTGTTCCCGACAATCGCAACGCTGCACATCGAGTCGCCAAACAACGCTGGTCTCGTGAAGCTGTTCTACCCTGCTGACTCTGCCAACCCAGACATGCTGCTCGGTCGTCCAATCATCTGGACAGAGTACATGAATGGTATCACCAGCGGTCAGGACGGCTCAGCCATCAGCGAGTGGAACGACAACTTCCTCGCTTGCGTCAACCCAACGCAGGTACTGTACGGTGAACGCGGAACTGGAACGCTGACACGCAGCATCCACGTACGCTTCCTCGAACGCGAAGAAGTCTTCCTCTTCACCAGCTTCGACGATGCTCGCCCATGGTGGAAGACCGTCATGACTCCTGCCAAGGCTGGTCTGACTCTGTCACCATTCGTTGTCCTGTCCAAGACGACTGCATAGTTCATGCAGGTTTGAGGGGCATGTAGTAAGGTCCACCTGAACCATGCCCCTCTCCCTTCCGTGTTTCGATTCTTCTCCTGTACAGGAACAAATACTATGGCTACTCAGAAGTTCACTCACTTGTCCTCTAAGAGCCAGATCACTGCTCTTGGGACGCTCACAATGACGGGGAGCATCGCTAATGCTCACGTTATTGATATCCTGTTCGACAAAGCTATGCTGGTCATCAACGATGCTGACCTGACTGGTGCTTTGACTGTTACTGTCGCTGGCTCAACTGCCGCTGACGGGGCATCTGGTTTCACGACCATCAAGACCTGTACCTTCTCTGCTGCTCTAGCCAACATGAACATGGCAGTGGAAGTCGACAGCGAAGAAGTCAGCTACGCTCAGGACGTTGCAGGCGTTGTTTTCCTGTCAGTCGTATTCCGATTGACTGGTACCAACACCAACACGCTGGATGCTGCTGTTCAGGTTACAACCCTGCACCAGTACAGCGACCTGACTCCAACCGGAACAGGCGTCACAGCTTAGTACAACCTTCGCAAGAGGGTAAACAGCCGCAGTACAGTTCAGGGGGTGGCTGTACTGCGGTTTGTCTTTTGGAGATCATTCATGCCGATGTACGTTGATCTTGCCAGTGAAGCTGCACTCAGTACGATTGTGGGCACCACACTGCTGGATGCCACTAAGCGTAACATTGGCTTCGATCCAGAAACACCTACGGAACTGTTGCCAGTCGATCTGGAAGACTTACTCCACGAGTGCATCTCGATCTGCGAGAAGGAACAGTGGAGATTCATTCTCCGTAAACCTGTTACTCTCACTCTTCCTTACGAAGCCTTCTGCAATCCCGATGGTCTGTTCTTTTTGCCATTCGGACGTGTCACTGAGATCACAACCTTCACGTACATTAAAGACGATCTGACCACCGGAACCGTATCATCCTCCGACTACACTCTCTACACCTCAGAACCATCCAAGCTATGGGCTGAGAACTGGGAAGAAGTCTTCGAAGAGATCAACGATGAGCAACCCTACCCAATCACCATCACCTACACCACCGGCTACGCATCATACGACGCTGTACCCAAATCAACCATCCGAGCTATCAAGATCCTCGCTTACCACTTGTTTGAGTACCGCGATGCGATCTCTGATGGCTCTGTCTCAGAACTTCCTCAAGGCTATTGTCAGCTTCGCGATCTCAACCTTCTGAATGACCATCGTGCAATCCGTTACATCACAGAAGACTGGTCGAAAGTGAGTCGTGGATGAACAAGTACAATCGTCGTTCACGCCCCAATCTACGAACCATCTGCGAGTTCTGGACACCTTCCACAGTCGTCAACACATCGGGTGAACTCACACAGGAATTTACTCTTCATTACAAAGGTCCGTTCTCTCTGGAGGTGCCCCGCAAGCCAACAGAGATTACGGACTCCGGTCGTGTGGCTTCTGAACAATCTTTCATGCTCATAGGCCAATGGTGCAAACCTGCTGAGGAGATCACTGCAGGTATGTTCTGTGTCATTCCTTCTCGTCAGAAAGTATTCGCGGTTCAAGGACCAGCGACTGACCCATGGGGTGACAGGAAGAAAGTCAACATCACGATCATCGACAACGTCTCACAGCCAATCACCATTCAACTTATACCCACAATGTACTGATGGCTAAACCATTCTTCTCAATCAAGTTCGACATGCCTGCTGAGGTGATCAACGGCTTCCCCAAGTTCGTTGGTACGCTTCGCAGGCACATCGTACGTCAAGCATTGAGAAGTGCATTACTTCCATCCAGAAACTCTTTGAAGTCTAAGCTGATGGCTCTCCCCCGTGAGTCTAAGCAGTCCTCTGGTGCTACCTACCGTGCGTTAGTGTCCAAATACAAGAACGCTCGCAACAACCCTGATCGGTTCTACGGGATCATCGGAGTCAACAACAAGTACATCGAAGCCACAACGCTGGAGAAGTCCCCCCTCTACGCAAAAGCAATCCAGCGACAGGTCTCATTCGGTATTCGTCAGAAACGTACAGCCGATGATGGTTCAGTGATCTACAGCAAGCGTTACCCTCGTGGTGACGTTCGCAGTAGACTTCGTAAGAAGGTGTTTGGTCCTAAGAGTGTTGGTGGCCTAAAGAAGCGTTGGCCTGCCCGTTACCTGCATCTGTGGGAAGCAGGCTTTACTCATGCTCGGAGTGGTAAGGCTTTCACAGGTCATCAGTTCTTCGCTAAGACCAAAGAAGAGACACAAGCTAAGGCTAAGGAAATCTTCCGCACCAAAGTACTGGAACACTTCCGTAAGGCATTCGGCAAATGAGTCCATACACTTTAGATGTCGGATTACAGTCATTGATCAGCGGTGCTGTCGGAGCTACCATTCCGTGCAGCAAGTCTTCGTTCCTGCCCTCGCATGATCTGAAGACTGCCCCAGACGGTTATGTGTTCTACGACATCTCAGAGGTCACACCATTTCATTCCTCAGAAGGTCTTGCAGAGGCTAATGACTCAGAGAAGTGTAGCTTTACACTTGACGTAGCCTGTGTAGCCCATTCTAATACTCAACGTAAGGCTCTTGTTACCTCCGTGCTCGCAGTCCTTCAACCCATTGTTGCTGGCCGTCGAACACAACTCACCTCCTATGAGATAACCGGAACCAGCGTGTACATCAACTACCTGAGACTCGATTCTCAGGACGAAACGTATGTGTTGAAAACAGGACAGTCGAATCCTGATCTGACGATGATCGTCCTGTCTTTTTCTGGTAAGGCTACCTGTTAGGAGGTTTTCATGTCCGCACGCGATACATCACGTATCAAGATCAAGTGGTTCGAACAGACCACAGCACCAACTGGTTCAGGAGCAGCACCTGATGCTGTTGATACCGCAAGCGACGTTTACGCCTGTGTTACTGACGGTCCTACATGGTCCGGCTTCACTCGTGGGGACGTGGAAACAACTTGCTCCAATACGACACTTGACGCATGGGGGAACTTGATTCGTACCTTCCGTGCCGGTAAGCTGGTCGATCTTGGAACCATTACTTTCACTGTAGACTGGGACCCAGACGATACCAATGGTGGTCGTGAATTCGCAGCATTCTTCGACGGTCGCTCAGGTGACCTGCTCGTTGAATTCCCTGCTGAAGGAGCCGAAACCACTGGTCCAATTCTGGTCCTGACCGGATACTGCAACAAGTTTACTCCAATGGGCACTGTACTCTCTGACGATCAGGGATCACGCTCACTGGCAGAACTTGTCTTCAAGTTGTCTGGTATTGACGTAACTGCTCCAGCTTAATGCTGATGGTACAACACCTCCATTCACCCCTTCTTTAGGAAACCTGTATGTTGCTCAAACCTCTCAAGCGTGCCCCACTCCCATCTTCTTCTTCCTCAGAAATTGTTGAGCCGTCAGCAGGACTCGCAACGGCATTTATTGCCAAGCTCCGTGAGTTCCCGGGATCATCTGAGACCGATGTCCAGCCTCATTACTTCTCCGGTCTCCGTGTCCTGATCTGTCTGTACGAAGACGGTAAGCCATTCCTGTCACAGTTGATCAACCACTTGTCTCAGGAGAATGCTGAGAAGTGGCCTGTCACTGTTCAGGAAGGTGTCTCTGTTCGTCAAACACTGGATGACATCGACGCTCCGTATCTGGCACGTGTTGTGGACTACTTCCTCGATATGATCAGTACGGAACAGATGTCAGAGATCAACGCAATCCTGCGTGATACGGTCTGGACTCAGGCGGACTCCGCAAAAAACTAATTACTCCCGACGATCCACGCTGGTTCATCTTGTTCCTGTGTAGTCGTTGGGGGAAATCCAAATCAGAGATCGAGTCTATTCCTTACTCAGAATTTTGTGAGCATCTGAACTTTTGGCGAGAGTACAGATGGGGAATGACTGATGACCTTCAGGCGATGTCGATTGCACATCAAATGAAGGTTGCCAACCCTAAGTCGTCAGCAGTTCCATGGATGATCAAGTCGTGGACTGTACAAAAGGATTACACCTACCGTCTCAGCCGACTTGTCGCTAAACCCGTTGCTGCTATCAGGAGCGGGTTTTTTGCTATCCTGTCAGCAGTTAAGGGAATGAAGAAATGAATGACAGTATCCATGAGATGGCAATTAAGTTATCCGTCGATGCTGAAGGTGTATCCCGTGGCTTTCGTACTGCTGCTGAAGAGACTCGTGCCTACCAGAAAGAACTGGAACGTCTCACGTACGCAGTCAGTAAGAACGATCCTAAGCCGTATCAAGCTCATGTCGAACAGTTTGCCAAGGTCACAGAAGAACGCCTCGCTCGTGAGAAGAAAGCTCAGGAGGAGTTCAACGCTTGGTACAACAAAGAGATGGAGCGTGAAGTAGCTGCCTTCATCGCTGCAGAGACAGCCAAAGAAGAAGCTACTAATTCTCGTATCGCTGCTGAACGTCAGGCTGCATTGTACACGCATAATATGCAGCAGCTTGCAACCGCACGTCCACTACCTACTGAAACAGAAGCTCGTGGTCAGGAGTTACTAAATCTTGAGCAGGCTATTCGAGCACGTTTTGCTTTGATGGACCAAGAGCAGCAGCGTATTCAGAACCAGATCGCAATGAACACTACGAACGCTCAGCGTTTCCAAGCTGTTCTTGAGATGGAGACTACTGCCCGAGCACAGGCCAATGCTGATCTCCGTGCCGCTATTACTGCTAGATACGCATTATTGGACGAAGAAGCTCAACTTACGCAGAACAATGCGGCCAATACTGCAGAGCTGCAGCGACTTGCCACAAGTCAGGCTGATGCGGTACACGAGACCGAACTGACTCAACTTCGTGAGTACATCGTCCAGAAGTACGCAGCACTAGCGGAAGCAGACGCACAAGAGCAGCGTCAACTTGAGATGAACCGTGTGAATGCCAATCGTTCACGCGAACGTGCAATGGCAGATGCCGAAGAAGACCGTGAAAGAGAATTGCGTCAGCTTCGTGAAGCTATTACTGCCCGCTACGCTCTGGAAGACGAAGCAGATAGATTTGCACCGCAACAGCAGTCTCACGTAGACGCATTCCGTACCAATCAGATACGCGAACAGGCTAATGCACAAGCAGAAGCCAACCGCATCATGCAGCAGAATCTGACATTGAACGAGCGATATGCTCAACAACTTGCCAATCTGAATCGACTGAACACCACAGTCATTACTACCACTGGCAGAGTAGCATTATCGACTCGTGACTTCACCAGAGCCAAGACCGCTTTAACTATTGCTACAATCAGACAGCAGCAGGCTCAAGTTGCTGCGAACGTAGCGATGGCTAACGGCTATGGTGGTGCCGCTATGGCAATCGGTCAGGCATCGTACGCTGCCGAAGACTTCATTCAGGTGCTGTCGATGGGTGGTGGGCTGAACATGGCACTCATGTCGGCATCCAACAACCTGTCTATGGTCGCTCGTGCCCTGCTCGGTACAAACG